AGCGAGCGCACGTATCATAGGCACTTTCTCAGCCGGGAACGTGCCTACCTTTCCGAGAGCGTGTCGTGTTGCATTAAGATCTATTGCCGTCCCGGATGAGTGACATGAGAGGCGGTCTGTGCTACCCCTAACCATCCGATAGGCGTAGCCCCAATCGTCAAAAGTGCCCTCGTCTATCGGCTCGATTAGTTCGTGAAACTCGGCAGCAAAGGCCGCCAAGAGAGGCCCAACACTCTCGGCGCACCTTAGCTTACGATCCGTACCCTTTACAGGGTATGACTGAATACCGATAGCTGCCGGATCTTTAGATGCCGGATAGCCGTTATAGCTAGTCTCCATTAGTAACGCTCGGTGTGGATTGTTCCGCTTGTAGGCGGTCGTATTCTGACTTAGGCATTGAGGTAAACTGCTCGTTGCCGTGGTCAATTATTGCGTGTTCTACGCCATTACTGTCGGTTATGTATGTGACATTATTCATTTTATAACTCCGCACTTAGTCCGATGTAGCCTGTGGCTGCTGATTGTGAAAGTGTTGTGTATGGTCTGTATTGAGTAGCACCAGTAACTGCAAGATTTAACACAAAAGTTGAAGAAGTTGAAAATGTTGTGTCTATTGCAACAGAAGAAGCATTTATTCTAGCGTTGTTAATGTCTGAAACTGCAACATTTGCATAGTCAATGGAAGTAGGAGTAACGCGCATTGGTAAAGTATCTGCATAAGTTGTTGTAATTTGCGTGGTTTGCGCGGCAGTTCCAAAATTGGTAAAACTTCCTACGCCACTTCCACCTGTAATTCGCTTGTAATAATATTTGCAAGCGGCTAATTCTCCTTGGATTGTTCCAGTTGCAGTTTGGAAAGATGTGGCTCCTGAACCTGCTTCTAACTGTACGCCCCATAAATCTATAGTTGAACTAGATGTCCATATGCCATAGGCAAATGGTGCTGCCTGTAAATAACTGCCAGCCCCGATAGTTTTGCCAGACATTGAGCCAAGAGTTACGGTCATTGTGTATCTTGCCCAAGATGTAGTTAAAGAGATTGCAGCCGTATTATCTACATCGGCTGAACCACCACTACCAAAACTTTGTAGGATTCTCATATTGCCACTTTGTGCAACACTTGATTTAGCCCAAAATGACATAGTTACAGTTTGACCTGCAAAAGTTCTTACATCTTCAATTCTTGTTCCATTGGTCATATAACTTGAAGCACCTGAAGGTATTGATAATCTCTGAAAATATGCGTTTTCATATCCTGCGACTGGTGCAGTACCAGGAGTAAAAGTCTGTTGCGAGATAGTTGCCGTACCTGATGAAAAATCAAATCGGCTAACAAATCTATCGGCTAAAAATGTAGATGCAGCAGTTGTTGAGGTAGTAGTTGTACCTCGTTGCCACACTCCAAAATCACCATTGATAACTTTGTTTTTACCTGCAAAAAAGGTTGGTATGTATCGCAAGCCTGTTGAAGTGGAACTATCTGCTACAAGTGTCTCGCCGTTAGATCCGACTGCTAGGCGATCATTAGTTGTGCTAAAAGTGAATAGATCGCCCTTAGTTGTGAGTGGGCTGTCGGCCGCATCGCTAGCAAAAAATATGGCTACGCCTGTGCTAGTAAAATATAGCTGGCCGCTGTCATATTGCTTCAGAGCCAGGGTAGAGCTAGTGCTAACTGTCGCTGTGCCTGCCGTAACTGTGCAAACACCTGCGCCTATATTTGTAATCTCTAGCGTATCGCCAGCCGTAAACACAGCTGTATTAACTGTGATAGCAGTTGCCCCGGCGTTGCTCATCGTAATGCGCGTGCCAGCATCGGCGGCTACAAGGGTATAGCTAGCAGTCTTAGCGCTTACTGTTTGATTGTAGTCGTTTGCTTGCAGAGTAGTCATCTGCGCAGCTGTCAGGATCTGCCCTGTCGTATAGACCTGTTTAGCCATAGTTTGCCTCCTTAGTAGGTTAAAACGCCTGTGTCAAGTATTCCATACAACGCGCTGTCTAGCACAAAGCCGTCAATAATCGGCTCTAGTGTCGTGAGCGTTACTTTCCAGCTGTTAGGGCTAATTGCCATAGCAACGCCGAAAACCTGTAAAGTCTTTGTAAGAGTAGATGCGCCAGGTTGATTTGTAGTAATTGTTATAGGGTCAAAAAAATCTAAATCTAAGGCTGCAATTATTCCAGCGGCGTAATTATCGGTGTATAAATCTAGGGTTATAGCATCGCACCGCACGCTTGTTTCCTGCCTGCTAGCTACATAACTTTGTGCATAATTTAGGGCCTCAGCATCTGTCTCCATAAGTAGGCCTTGTTGGTTGTAGCTGTGTAGAAAATATTTATCGACAGAGGCAGTATTTGTGCTGCTTTGTGTCGTACCGCCTGTGCGCGTAATCTGTGCGCTGTTATAAATAAGAGTGTCATCCAAGCGCCATACAGCGTTGGCATAGCCTATATCGCTGCCATTATCGTTAAATACTACAGGGCTTGCACCGCTGCCTGCTGTTGTAACTGCGCGATCTTGGAAAACTACAAAACCATCGCTGCCTATATACAAGCTGCCATACTCGCTAGTTTCAACGTTTTGCATAGCTGCAAGGCTTGTGCGAGCTGTGCCAGGGTCTGCCTGTAAAGTGGTCAAGCCTGCATCTACATCGCGCATACCTGCTGGCCAGTCAATAGTATCTAGCAGGTTATTTATACGCGCCCCAGATAACTGTCCTGCATTTGTGCCTGCGACTGTGCTTATCTGTGCATTTTGTAGCAACCTGAAAGCATCTACAGCTGTAATAGTCGTATAAACAACATCTAGCGCGTTAAGAGGCGTATCAGTTGTGTAGCTAGTTATATAGCCGCTAAAAATATTGTAGGTAGTAGGCCCATAGGTCGCGCTTATAGAGACTTTACGCATAGGGTTGAGCAAGCCAAAATAGGGGCTGTTAGGGTTTTGCGGATTAAAATCGCCATTCTGATCTACTATGCGCAGCGTAAGCGTGCCTGTCTGAAACTGGTTAGCCTGTGCGTTACGGCCTCTAGTTGTAGTGCAACTATCTACCTGGTTAGATACATCCACAATAACACTTGCACTATCGCCTAAAATATTAGTACCTAATACGCCTGTGCCTAGAACCAAAGTCTGACTAAAGCTAGGGCCTGTAGAAAAGTTTATAAAAGCATTAAGAATAGGCGCGGTCATACTGGTAGCGCCCCGGCAAAGTTTAGGTTATTTCCATAACGGTTATTTTGGATAACAGCATCCTGTACGACTTCAATTAGGCCGCTAGTCTTGTCCACAATAGTAATAGTTACGCCTTGTGGTACTTGTCTGCCTGTGCCGTTTAACCCTAGCCCTGCTGTAGATCCGACAAAAGGCTCAGGCATATTAGACATATTAGATCCAACAAAAGGCTCATAGCCGCCTAGCGTTGCTTGCTGTGATGGCGTTAAGGACTCAAAGGCAGAGGCCGCAGTACCCTTGAAAGTAGATAAAATCTTAGATACGTTTTGTGTTGCAGTAGGTGAGGCAGTTTGTGTTGCAGTTATAGGTGTAATTTTTATACTAGCCATAGCTTGCAGTAAGGCTAGGGCAGCGTTGAGATTAGCAAGGTTTATAAGATCCTTAGGTACAAGCCCAGTTAAAATAGTCTCTATGGCTAACAGCTGCGTTTTCTGACCAGTTAGCGCGCCTAAGATACCTAAGTCTGCGTTTAGTTTTTTAGTCGCAGCAGTTATAGCAGCCTCATCTTTGCTCGCTATGGCATCCTCTAGATCAGATATAGACTTTTTTACATTAAGGCGTGCTGTGTCGTTTGCTATCTGTATCAGCTGTGCCGCACTTGTTGCCTTGCCTAATTGCTCAGCCTGGTTAGTAAGAGCTGCTGCGTTTTGTATTTTGTCCATATCAAAAACATCTGCGCCCTCGGCTAAGGCTAGGTTGCCCTTGTCTATGGCTAGCTGTAATTGCTTAGCCTTTAACTTGGCTAGCTCATCTTTTGTCAATTTTGTAGTTATTGTGGCTGTTCTCTTAATGACCTTAAACTGCTCATTTAGGTTTTTTAGGTGTGCGTTATCGGTTGCTTTTTGTATGCCTGCTACCTTGCCGTATGCGCGGAAAGAGTCTAGTAAACCATCTTTGCCAAACACTAAAAACTCTTTAGGTAGGCTTAAAGGGTTACTAAACAGCCTGCCTAAAAAATCACCTAGTACAGGTAGTTTTTCTAACTCTTTAACTAATTTAGCAGCTGAAACAATACTCTCAGACAAACCTAGCGACAGATCATCTATTGCGTTTGTAACGCTTACTATGCCTGTCTCGCCGCCTAGTATTTGTAGCGCCTCAATTAAGCCTTTGCCTATAGTTTCCTGTGCGTTTGCAGAGGATACGTTTAATTTGTCTATAGATCCTTGAAAGGTGTTAGCAGCAGCTGTAGCCGAGCCTGCAAAAGT